CGCCTACATCCTCACGCTCGTGCGGATCGACGAACAGCGTAGGCAGTGTGCGAATAAGATTCGTACAGCAGTCGAACACTTGAACATACGGCGTGCCGTCAGGTGCATCGGCAAGGTTCTCCCTGACTCGCTGCCACCCGATAACTCGTGAGTTATCAGCCTTGATGAGAGGCACCTGGTTTCGGATGAAAGTCTCGGCTATGCACTCGCCCCCACTGACATCCTTTGCGCCTCTCTTCTGCCACATGTCGGGTGAGGCGACTGTGTACGATATTTTGTCCAACCCGTTCGTCTGAATGATTAACTTCGCCATGTCAGACGCAAGCGTCTGCGATTGGTAAATCTCCCGATACACATAGATGTGCATGTCGGGAGCAACCGCAAACCACAGCACGCAGGTCGGGTCGTTGTAACCCCAGTCCATTGCTCTGAACCGGCGCCAATCGAGCGGAATCGGGAACGGCTTGCAGACATGCTTTTCTCTTCGCCATTCGGTGAAGAACTGCCCTTCCACAATGTCCCAGTCTCCGTCCAAGTACGCACGACGCAAATGCTCAGGCAACGCCTTGAGGTTGTTGATGTACTGAGGGTCAGCCTCCATCAACACTTTGTTATCAGAAACTTTGGCGGGGATGAACACGTAGTCATCGGGGTTCTCGAACTCCGTGAACTGACGGTCTATAAAGAGTCGCTTTATAAAGTCGTGACCCACCCCGCCGGGGTTGCAGGTGTAATAGATACGAGGGCTGAAGTCCGTCCTCGTAGTACGGTTCGAGGTAGCGATATACCGCATCTGGAATTCGGTAAACTGAGTTGCCTCCTCGAAACCGATGACCTCATACTCCTGTCCTTGGTACTGGAAAACATCGCGCTCGGTATCGCAGTATCCGAGTTTAAGTCGTGACCCGTTCGGGAATATGAAGCAACGTTCCGTCTGCTTGTACTGGGCGAAACCGTTGAGTTCCGCGAGCAACGGAATGATGTGGTTCTGTTCCAGTTCTGGGAAAGTGCGTCGCAACAGCAGACACTTGATGCCGGGGTAATTGCAACAGAGCAATACAAACTTGCGTCGCATTGCCCAAGACTTTCCACCGCCTCTCGCACCGCCGTACGCTATGTGTTTAGCCGTAGCAAGGAAGAACTCCTTCTGCCGTTCAGATGGCTCTCCCTTTAACTGAAGCGTCTTTAGTGCCAAAGCAAAGACCCCCTTAAATTTCTCTAATCTTCATTTGCTTTCCTTTGCCCGAAAGCCAAAGTTCCTGCAAACAAAAAGAGGTAGGGAGCATCATCTTCCTTACCCCGTAGTGTCCGTTGTGAAGCCATGATGTTGCGGTGCAAACCTTGAAACTTTCTTCGCGGACAACCTTGTTCCGTCTGTCTATCACATACTTGCCCGGCTGTGAAAACAGCGCCTTATGGATATGACCCGTAATCAGCGCATCCATGCCGTCTATGCAAAGCCCGAATCTCTCATTCTTATTCAGCGCACTTCCAGAAAGGAACCCGCCTCCAGAACCATGTGTGACCACAATCATGTAGTTCGGTCTGTCGCTGCTCGTACGCCTGCTCCCGTTCTGTGTGGTCGGTTTGCCAAGCGAAATATCGACGAAGCAGATGTTCGGACGGTAGCGCTCCGTAATGCCCAACTGACAGCAGATGTCCCATATCGGTTTCGTTCCGCTGTCCTTCGTGCTGCGTGCTTCGTGGTTGCCTTCGGTCGCACACAGGACCCGGTCTTTCACAGGCTCAAGGATCTTCGCCATCATGTGCTTCTGCTCGTGTGGCGGTATCGTCTGTTCAAAGATGTCGCCGACAGAACTGCGACAGCAATTCTCGATTAGGTCGCCGCCTATCACCAGATACCGGTTCGGCGTTTTCGCCGTCTCCTTGATGAACGCCATGAACTCCTGCAACCTGCAGGCAGGATGCCCGAGGTGAACATCGAATACCGGCGCTATCGTGATGTCGTGCCCACCGTAGAACTCGTGTTCTATAAAGTCAAAGTCTCGAATAAGTTCGCCCTCCTTATCAAAATAATTACCCCTACTGCCTTTAAGACAGCAGGGGCATAACAGGAAGGAAGAGAGACAGTACGATGTCAGCGGTTTGTGTCATATGTGAGAATGTGTGTTATACAGGACCCATGCCCCGGTTGATGGCTCCGCCATCGGGTTCGCATCCGATTCTGCAATTTGAAAATGGGGATACCCCCATTTTCAAAAAAAAAGAATCCTCTTTGGGGCTCTTTTCTCTTCCAACTATTCGTTAAAGTCATCTTTAACGAATAGTTGGGGTCACTTCGACCACTGGTCAACCTCGGACTTGCCACCTTCCACAGAGATAGTAAGGGTGGAAGTAGTGTCTGCCTTTTCAGAATATCCGAAATTGCCCAGTACCATCGACGCTATCCTGCTATCTGCATCTCCATTAAGGGCATCGGTGAGAGTGGAGCACTCTATTCTGTCCCTTGCGTTACGTAACAAGTCGGAAATGAGTGATTGTGCCTCTTCCGATACTTGGTCTGATACCTTCTTCTCTCCGTTGATATAAGAGTAGATAGTGTCCTTGGAGCAACCGAGATAGACGGCTAATCCGATAACGGAAGGGTGCTCTCTTCGTATCCGAACATCTCCGTTCTTGAGGACAATCTCTCTAACGCTTTCATTGCAGTGATTGAAGTAGCCTTCAATCTGCAAGGAAAGCTTCTCGGGGTTGTCAAAAGACGTTCTCCTCAAAGCATATTCATCTCCTCTCGACAATCTTCGACGATACTACTCTATCACGGATTTTCGCTAAAGAATTGCAGCGAAGTTCGGATTTCGGGGAAAATCGCTCAAAAACCCCCTAAAGGGGGATTTTTGCACCGATTCGCCGACGGCTTATGTTCATTTGGCAGCCCTTTCTTTCTTACCCCCTATAGGGGGTTCTTTCTTTAGGACCGATTACGAACTAAAAATTTCTGGGGGGTTGGGATGGTCTAATTACCAATAACTCTTCACCGTAACTATGTCAAGGGATGTAAAAATTCCTCAACTTTTTTTCCGTAGGAAAAAAAGCTTCGGGTCTCCCCTACGGGGAGACCTTGAGGATTTTTTACATTTATTCCCTTGACATGTTACTAGTACCCACAATGGGCAGTGTCGACGGCAACCGAGAAGCCGAAGACCTCAGAGTTCTCGGCTCTGATGACCTTGATAACTGAATCGAAAAAACCAATATCGAACAGTATCAACACTATCTCTCTGTTGACTGTTGCTGATTGGAAGTAGCAGGGGATGAACTCCCTGACTAAAAGCAAGTTCCGTCCCTGTTCAGAACTCGACATGTGTGTCTAAGTCGCAAGACTTGGAGCGTCCCAAATTGGGCGATGAGTACCACCAGTTGGCTGTCCACGGAGTTCGGAAGAGCATCAGAAAGTCCTGTATGCGAAGACGCTAGGTGTAGTCGGAGCACCGAAGAGCAGGGGACACGATAGCAATCCATTGGACAGACAAAAGCATGTTCTGGACATAGAAAGGAGCAGAACATGGAAATTATCAAAAGTTATTCTCGGCAGTATGAATCGGAATGGACTCGCAAGGTGGAGACCTACAACATATCCCTTGCCAAAATCGGTAACAAATACGCAACTATCGAGGTCGATACCGAGCCTGACATTGAGTACGGAGAGAACGGTCGCAATTACCTGTACGACACATTGGAAGTCGCAGAGAAGAGATACAAGGGCAAAATTGAGTATTTCGAGGAGACCAGAGAAATCCTCTACACAGAAGAGGAGTTCAAACAGAGAACAGGGTGGGATTTTTGATTACCTAACACACAACACAGAACATGCTTCTGTATGCCCAATCGGGTAAATAAGCGAGCATCGGCTTACAGATGCACATATGAAAGGAGATTATCATGGCTAACAGCACTATCACCACCACCACCGAGTCCACCCTCAAGACCCTCGCTCCCCGTAAGTACACGGATTCCGAACTCAAGAACTTCGTGAACAGCGCCGACTTTGTCGCCCTCGACTACTACCACACAATGGCTAGTTCTTTTCTCGGCTCTCCCAACAAACAGGAGTGCGAAGGTTGCCTGTCCCTCGGAGTCGAACTGGAGTCCGACAACTTCGGGTATGACGGGACGAACAGACCCGAGTACGTGGCAGGTGGCATCAAAGCCTACCTCGGCAACGACATGGACACGAAGCACGATGGCTCTCTGAACCACGGCATGGAAATCGCCTCACAGCCGGCAACCCTCGACTACCACATGACAAAGTACATGTGGAGAGATACCCTGAAACTCCTGAGCATGTACTCCGAGTCGCATGACGCAGGATCCTGCGG